CTCGATGAGCGCGGGCGGCCCAGTGGCGGCCCGCTCAACCGCCGCGCCGAAATGTGGATGAAGTCGAAGGAATGGCTGGAAGACCCCGCCGGCGCCGCGATACCGGACAGCGACACATTGCAGGCCGACGCCTGCGGGCCCGCCTACAAATATGACAGCAACACGCGGCTGCAGCTTGAAAGCAAGGCCGACATGCGAAAGCGCGACGTCGCAAGCCCGGACGAATGGGATGCGGTGGCATTGACATTTGCCGAACCGGTCGCGCCGGCGTCGTTTCGCCGACGGCTCGAGTATCCGAACCTCGGCATTGTTTAGAGACGGCGTCTCGAACACCACGGCCTAACGCAAAGGAAATTGAAAATCGTGTCGTACGGTCAAATGGACGAATTGCTTTCGTCCATTTGGGCCTGCGCATCGATTGCCTGCACCTTGCGCTGATCTGCAGACGCCGTGAGCAGGCGGCCGCCCGCGCTGTAAGTACGGCGCGGCCTTGCTTCACGTTTACGCCGACCCCTTCCCTTGCCCGACGACCTTCATCCGCTTTGCGGATTTCCAATCACATTCAATTCAATCCAACATCGGAGACCATCATGGTCTCGTGGAATTACAAAGAAATGGCACGCCAATGGCGCGATTTCTATGGGCGAAGTTGGCAACGGGATAAAGACGCTAACGATGCTGGGAATCCAATTGGGAAATCGCCACCTGAGAAATTCTGGCACCGCTCTGACGGCCTGCAGCATCTTTACGATCAGTGGCCGGCGGAAACCCCATCGACTACACCGGCATTGCCGCTATACTTGAATCCTTATGGGCCCTGGTGTACTGATCCGACGCAGTGCACATGATGGTGTAACGGGGGCGTGATGCCAAAGATTCTCGTCGTAAACAACACTGATACGACATTGAGGCTTGGCATCGAGCCCTGGGCTGATTTGGAAATAATCGAACCGGCTGGCCAAGTTACGTTTGAATACGACGAACCTTCAGAAATTGAAGTTGCGTTTAGACGCGACGGAGGGGCGAGCATTTTTGTGCTGGCCTACAACGTTAAGATATCCGCGAATGGCACGGAAACGATTTACGAAATGCCGGACGGTTTCAGTGTTGAAAATTTTCCAATGGGAAAAAGATAGTCGGCGACAGGGTTTCGGTCACCGAGGTATGCACTAACAAGTACCCCAGCATCATAAGGAGATAAAGTGAAATAGGGATGCGGCCCTGCGTGTGGATGCGATGTTGATGGGAGTTTGGGCGAGCTTGGATGCGATAGTTCACTGCGTCAAAAATAACGCTCCTGAAGATGAGTTCAAAGCAATAAGGCGTTTGATTGGGGCGAGTATGGGCGAAACGATCCTGATATCAAATCTGCTGCACCAACAGCATCCAGATATCGTACCAGATGAATTGAAGTAGGTTCCGCTGTCGTAATGTGAAGTCAACACATAGTCAGTTAAGTCATGGAGTTGCGGAGCCAGGTCAGTTAAGTCATGGAGTCGCGGAGCCGGGTTCGCAGATTCCTGGGAAGCAATCGCGGAGCCGGTCGCGCTGGCATCCGCCGGTGAGGGATGGAGATCTCCCGATGGCATTGGGGTGGGTGGCGGGGCGGAAACGCTCCCAACGCACTTTGGCGGCTAAACCGATGCCCGGGCTTTCTGCACCAGAGGCCAATCCCTCAATAAAGAGCCCCGCACTGTGCGGGGCCAAGTCAAGGGAGGAATGCCCCAACAGGAGCGATTTCTTGATAGCTGATTCGGTATAGCGTTGTGGTTGCAAAAATGTCACATTTAAAAACTAATTTTGCCTGCTTTGCAGGCGCTGGCGCGAAAATAGACAGGGACCAACTGTATATCCGTCAACCTATTAATCTGATTTGAGAAATTGGCACATCATACGATTTAGCTCCGTGCGCCAGCTGATTCTATGCCAAATATCGACTCCACCAGGCAGTGGATAAGCAGGCCGCCGGACCAGTCGGACCGAAGTGCTCGTGGCCAAACCGAGCAATAAACGGCGGCCATGTCTTCGATATTCGGCGGTACGGCCAGCTTTGAGTGTGTGTGGCTATTCGCACGCGGCGACCCAAAGGTGCGAGCCTTTGCGATCCCTAAAAAATCCGGTTCCGCCTGCACAGCTTCGCACAAGATCGCACAACATCGCACAAGATCGCACAGATCTTGCCCTTTACACCTTGCGCCGCGGGGTGCTATTGGCGAAATGGTCATGTCGAATTGCGTCCGGAACCTTGGTTGCCGGGCATTTTTTTGATCATCGCGTCTGTGAGCGACGAGCAGAATTCAATCTTGAAATTGAATCTGTTAGCTCCTGTTGTCACCATCAAATGCAATCTGTTGCTTCGCACCTCGCTCTGCATCTCTATTTTCTGCATTGAGTGAAGTGTCCATCGCGGTGCCTCGCTCTCGCGACGAAGAAACGAGCGAGGCGCGTTCAATTCGCTTGTCTCTTTGCAAATCGCTTACCTAATTGGCTGTGAGGTAGACGAGCATATACTTTGATCCAGCGAAAGGCATGTGCGGCTTGCACAGAATCGCACAAGATCGCACAGGATCGCACAGATCTTGCGCTTGACGATTTGCTCCATCGGGTGCTATTGGCGAAATGGTCATGTCGAATTGCGCCCGGAACCTCGATCGGTGGCCGGGCGCTTTTGTTTTCAATAGCTTCTGTTTTCAGTAGATGAATGACCAACGCATCTATCCAATATTTCTTCGTGTTGGGAATTTCGTTGCCATTCGTATTTGTCGTTCGTTGAAATACCGAACTTCGGACTTCACTCTGCGTTTTTCCCCCATACGAGAGTGTCGTTCAAAATCGCGGTGCCCGCTCCCGCGACGAAGAAACGAGTGGGCCTTATTCGAACTGCTGCCACCAGGCTGCGAGAAAGCGCAACAATGTGCCGCAATACCCGTGCGGCGGCGAAGTATCCGCACTGACCACGTGCTCCCATCGGACCGATCGATGCGCAGCGCAGAACCCCGGAACCCACGATGTCGAAAATATCTTGCACCGAGTTAAAATCGCTGTTGGCGGCGGAGAAAGCAGACGCACTCTCTGCGATGTCGGCTTCGAAGCTCTCGGCGGAGAGATCCGATGCCATGGATTATTACTTTGGCCACATGGACCGTGACATGCCGTTTGCGGATGGCCGGTCGCAGGCGGTGTCGACAGATGTGGCCGACACCATCGAGGGACTGATGCCTCAACTTGTGGATATTTTCTGTGGTGATGAAGAAGTTGTGCGGTTCAACCCGGTTGGTCCGGAAGACGCGTCGGCTGCAGAGCAGGAAACCGACTATATCAACCATGTATTCATGCAGAAAAACCCCGGCTTCCTGGTCCTCTATTCCTTCATAAAGGATGCGCTGCTCTCCAAGGTCGGCATCGTGAAGGTTTGGTGGGAAGAGATCGAGACGGAGCGCGAGGAGACTTACTACGATCTTACAGACGAGCAATTTTCGATCATTGTTTCCGATCCCGATATCGAGGTGATCGAACATAGCATTAAGGATGTGAACAAGAATGCAGCCGCTCATTCCTGAAACGCCTGCTTTGCAGGTACCTGTTCCACAGCTTCACGACGTAACGATACGCGTCCGCAAACACAATTCATGCGCGCGTGTCGAAGGCGTGCCGCCGGAGGAGTTCGGTATCGCGCGCAACGCTCGTAACATTCGTAACTGCGGCTATTGCTTTCATGAAGTCATTCGCCGTGAAGCCGATTTGATCTCGGAGGGTTACGATGCGGAACAGATCCGCAAGCTCCCGGGTCGCGGCGAGCGTCATACTCAGGAAGCGATAGCGCGGGACACGGTGGATGAAGCGCGGGGCGGTACCCGCGGTGGAGATGGGCTCAATCAATCCAACCGCGAGATTATGGTTACCGAACACTATGTCCGCATGGATTACGAGGATAATGGCAAGCCGGCGCTGTATCGCGTGACAACGGGTGGAGACCAGGGAGAAATCCTGCGCCGCAATGGCGAAGACGAAATCATCCGCGTCGATGAAATCCCATTCACCGCGATGACGCCCGTCATCGTGACCCATCGTTTCTTCGGCCGTTCGATCGCCGACCTCGTCATGGATATCCAGCGCATCAAGACCGCGCTGTTGCGCGGTGCGCTCGATAACCTCTACCTGCATAACAATCCGCGCGTCGAGGTGGCTGAGACGTTTGCGAACGAAAACACGCTTGATGACCTTTTGGTGTCGCGGCCCGGCGGCATCGTACGTACCAAGCAACCAGGCGGCGTCAATTGGCAGGTCGTGCCCGATATTACGGGATCGGTATATCCGGCGCTGCAATATTTCGACGCGGTGCGCGAATGGCGAACTGGTGTTAGCAGGCAAGGGCAGGGTGTCGATCCCAATGCGCTGCAAAACCAGGTCGCCACCATCGCCAACCAGATGGCGGACGCGGCGCAGGCAAAGACCAAGCTGATTGCCCGCATATTCGCGGAGACCGGCATTCGCGACATGTTCGCGCTGTTGCATGGCGTCATCCGCAAAAATGGGCAGCAGGCCGAAACGGTGCGCTTGCGCAACAAATGGGTGAACGTCGATCCGCGCGACTGGAAAGAGCGCAATGATATGACGATCAATGTCGGGCTCGGCACCGGCAGCAAAGCCCAGCAACTCGCTCATGTCATGGCGATCATCGGGCTGCAGAAGGAGGCGCTCGCAGCGGGTAAAGCCAATCTGGTGTCGGACACGAACCTCTACAACTCCGCTCGCGAAGTCACGAAGCTCGCTGGTCTCAAGAACATTGATCAGTTCTTCACCGATCCGTCGACGCAACCTCCGCCACAGCCGTCGCCCGACCCAAGGCTCATGGAAATACAGATGAAGACNGGGATCGAAAAGGTGCAGGCCGAAGCCGATATCGCGACGCAGGAGAAGAAGACGCAGGCCGAGATGGCGCTGGCCCAGCAAAAGTTTGAACTCGAAAAGCAGTTGAAGCTTATCGATGCGGAGATCAAGCAGCGCGAGCATCAGATGAACATGGTTGCAAAGATTGCGACGGCCGCCTCCTCGACCGGCCAGGCGCAACCGGGGCCGGACGGCGCCTCTCCCTCGCCGTCCGGC